GTCGGTTTTTGGACTGGATTAAAAGTAATCCAGGAACGTTTTCATGTTCTGCTATTGGTATAGATAAGGAGGCAGCATGGAAGAATATTTTGAATCAACTAAGGGTTAAAGGGTCGAGAGGTTTTGATATTGACTACTCAAATTATGATGGGTCAGTTTCAACTCAAGCATTTGACTTTTTTAGGGAAGTTGTTGATGAATATTATAAAGATCAAAATGTTGTTAGGCATGCATTGTTACATATATTGCAAAATAGTTGTGTTGTAGTTGGTGATCATCTTATGTTTACAGAGCAAGGGAATAAATCCGGTAATCCTATGACGGATGTTTTTAATTCAATAACTAATGTCTGGTTAATATTAGTCTCTTATCTAAATGGAAGACGTACTATGTGTTTACCAGAAACATTACGTGATTTTGAACGTGATGTTGCACTTATAACTTACGGTGACGATGTGATCTGTGTTGCCGATAATGTCACTCTTCAGTATTTTAATAGGTGTACCATAGCCGATGTTTGCAGTGATCTTGGGTATAAGGTCACTTCGGCTAATAAAACTGCAAAGTTGGTACCATGTGAACGAATTGAAGAGTTGACGTTTTTAAAATCTATGTTTGTAGAAAAGGGGCAGAATATCTATTGTCCCATGCCAAAAGATGTTGCAATTAGAGAATTGCAGTGGATAGATAAACGTAATATGCAAGATGAGCGTATAAAGCGGGATTTAGTAGATAATTCGTTAAGATTTATGGCTCATCATGGTAAAGAAGCCGTTGTCCAATTGCAGGAGCAATTAAAAGATAATGGAGTTGATAGTTCTTTTGATTATACCGATTTTGTGTATGATATTTCTATTAAACAACAGGCCAACGATACAGATATATATAATACTAATATTGTTAGCAAGCGAAAGGAGGGGATGGATGAATAGTTTGGACCTATATGATTGTAATTGAAAAGAAAACATAATATAGGTTTGTTTTCATTCGGATCTGCCTGGGATAGTGCGCCTAATGGCAATCTTCAGCGCACCGAATGGTTTTAGTGACCTTTGAAGATAATAAAA